ATAGTTGGACTAATAGAACATGGTCAAATCAAGGCGTAAGACGAGCTCATGTTGATGTTGTTGATGTAAGAGAAGAAAAAGGAGTATGGATGCAACATGTTTGTATCTTTCCAAATAGCACAAATGGTGGACCTATTTTTGGTTGGGATATTATCGCAGGTAAAAAGAAAGTTACTGGTGCGTTTCACGACTTTTCACCATTACTAAAAAAAGAACACCCTTTGGTAAACCTTTTTGGTGATAAAGTATCAAAATTTAAGCCATCCAAACCTAGAGAATTGCCTGATTGGGCTATGAAGATTTTTAGTCCTCACATGATAGCTGCTGGTAATATTACCACGGAAGAAGAATTAAACAATATATGTTTTTTAGTAGAAAACAATCTATCACTTTACCTTGACTTAATTATAGATTTTGACAAAGATAGTGAAGAAAAAGATGTTATTGAGGCGCAGAATTACTACTGTAAACATCAACAAATGAATCCACATACACCTAGAGTTATGCAATCCCTTGGTTTACCTGAAGAAGACATTAAATTGTTTTGTTCCGATAATCTCTTTCCTATCATTAAATAATTCTTATAAATATACCAGAAAAGGTAACAATTATGGCAAAACCAGCAAGTAGAGAGAATTTAAAACAATATGCTTTAAGAGCGTTAGGTAAGCCTGTAATTGAGATTAATGCTGATGACGACCAATTAGAAGATAGAATTGACGAAGCGTTACAGTATTTTTCACAGTATCATTATGATGGCGTACAAAGAGCATATTTAAAGTATCAATTAACAGAAGCTGATAGAACTAGAATGACGGCAGATTCTTCAGAAAGTATAACGAAGAATGGTGTCACTACATCATGGAAAGAGGGTAACAACTTTATAGTTGTACCAGAAAGTATCATATCAGTAATCAATATATTTCCGTTCTCAAATAAGTCAAACATGAATTTGTTTGATGTAAGATATCAAATGAGATTAAATGACTTGTACGATTTTTCATCTACAAGTATTATCAACTATGATGTTGTATTGAGACACTTGGACTTTTTAGACCATATCTTGGTGGGAGAAAAACCATTAAGATTTAATCAACACGATAATAGATTATTCATTGACATGGATTGGAAAAATGATTTAGGAGTAGGTGAGTATATTGTAATTGAAGCATATAGAAAAATGGATCCAGAAACTCATTCAGATGTATTTGATGACATATTTTTAAAAAGATATGTAACCGCTTTGTTTAAAAAACAATGGGGTGCTAATCTATCAAAATTTGGTGGAGTACAAATGATAGGTGGTGTGACCCTAAATGGTCAACAAATTTATTCAGAAGCGCTTCAAGATGTTGATAAATTAGAACAAGAAATCAGAAGCTCGTATGAATTAAATCCAGCAATGATGATTGGATAAAATGACATGGCAGTTAACCACTATTTTCAAGCCGGCAGAGGTATAGGTAACGACTCTGAAAAGAGGTTACATGAAGATTTAATTATTGAAGGCCTAAAGATATATGGTCAAGATATTTACTATCTACCTCGTACACTTGTAAATAGAGATTTAGTTTTAGGAGAAGATACATCTAGTAGATTTGATGATTCATATTTACTTGAAATGTATTTTGAAACTACAGAGGGTTTTGCTGGCGAAAACGAAATCATTAATAAATTTGGTTTAGAAATTAGAGATGATACTACAGTTGTATTATCTAAAAGAAGATTTGAGGAACATGTTGCTAGTAAGGCAACACTAACTGCTACAGGCAGACCTAACGAAGGTGATTTAATATATGTTCCTTTATTACAAGCATACTTTGAAATACAGTTTGTAGAAGACCAAGAGCCGTTCTATCAACTTGGCAACTTACCAGTTTACAAATTAAAAGTAACTCGTTGGGAGTATGCTAACGAACAGATTAATACAGGCAATGAAGTATTAGACCAAACGGAAGACAAATATACATTAGACGAATTACAACACAAACTTGTATTAGAATATGGCCAAGAGATTTTAACAGGTCGTGGTTCAATTGTATTAGAAGATTATCACGATTACTCTACAGGTCAACCAGCATTATTAATGCAAGAAACATATGTTGCAACAAATTTACAAACACAATCACCATATGCAAGTAATTTAGATTTAAATGCTGAAGCAGGTTATGATACAGTAGGTAATTTATCAGACGACATATTAGATTTTACAGAAAGAAATCCATTTGGAGAGGTTGACGAATAATGTTTGGAACTCATTTTTATAACGAAGGATTAAGAAAGCTTACAATTGCTTTTGGACAAATCTTTAATAATATTATCATACAAAATACTTCATCTACAGGTGCAGTAACAAAAAGATTTAGAGTGCCTTTAGCATATGCACCAAAAGAAAAGTTTTTAGTTAGATTAGAACAACAAGCCAATCTACAAAGTGACAGAGAGGTTGCAGTTACATTACCTAGATTAGGTTTTGAAATTACAGGTTTATCTTATGACGCTAGCAGAAAAATTAATAAAATGCAAAAAGTTATAAGAGTAAAAGATGGTGAAACAGGTAAGAAGATGAATTTTAATAGAGCACCTGTACCATATAATATTAATTTTAGTTTGTATTCTTTCACAGCAACTGCTGAAAATGGTTTACAGATTATAGAACAAATTTTACCATGGTTTCAACCTGAATATACAGTTACAATGAATGTTGTACCTGAATTAGATATCAAAAGAGATATACCAATTATTTTAAATAGTGTAAGTTATGAAGACACATATAACGGAGAATTTACACAAAGAAGAGCAGTAGTATATACTTTAAGTTTTACTGCTAAAACATACTTGTACGGACCAATGAGTAATCAAGGTATCATTAAAGAAGTACAGGCAGATTTAGGTGCTGATACAGACCCTAAATTAACAAGAGATGAAAGAATTGTAATTAAAACAAATCCAACAGGAGCTGACGCTGATGATGATTTTGGATTTACAACAACTATAACAAGTTTTACAGATAGTAAACGATACAATCCGGTGAGTGATACAGATGAGTAAATTGGAAGATAATGTTAATGAGATTTTAGGTATAGAAAAAAACAGCACAACAGCTGTTAAGATTGCTGACTTTCAACAACCAGCACCTGTACCTAGAAAAATAGATGAATCAAAAGATGATATAGATAATGATTATGTAAATAGTAGAGATAACTATTACAATCTTATTGACAAAGGTAATGAAGCCATTGAGGGCATACTTGATATTGCAAAAGAGGGTCAACACCCTAGAGCATATGAGGTAGCAGGTCAACTAATAGGTCAAGTTGCACAAACAGTTGATAAGTTACAAGACTTGCAGAAAAAATTAAAAGATTTAAAAGAATTACCAAAGTCAGCTAATACACAAATCAAAAATGCATTGTTTGTAGGTTCAACTATGGAATTGCAAAAAATGTTAAATAGGAAAGATGATGAAGTTATTGAAGGCGAAAGCGGACAACCACAAAAAGATAATACTGGAAATAAATAAAATCCATTATATCAAATCAATGACACCTCTACCTGAATTATTAGCAGGAGAAGAGTTACAAAATCCTATAGAAGTCAGACAACATACATATTCATTAACACCTAGAAAAGGTGTAGGTGGTAAATCATATGCAGAAAAACAATATTCAGTTTTCAGAGGTAGTCAAAGAGTACAGGCTGCCATACAAATGGGTTACACACATATTGAAGGAGTTATTTTAAATGACTGACGCATATCTAGGTAATCCAAATCTTAAAAAGGTAAACACACCTGTTGAATTTACTAAAGAACAAATTTTAGAATATCAAAAGTGTGCTAACGACCCTATTTACTTTATGAGAAAATACATTAGAATTGTATCTCTTGATGAGGGTTTAGTACCATTTGATATGTACCCATTTCAAGAGCATATCGTAAAGACAATACATGACAATCGTTTTACAATTTGTAAATTACCTCGTCAATCAGGTAAATCTACCACTACTATATCATATCTTCTAC